TATGATGCAAGAAAAATTTTAAATGGGACAAGATTAAATCCAATAATTAACGCGGGGATAAAATGCGGAGAATTAGAATCACATTCTTGTCCTTGCGAAGAAAAAGATTATTTTAAATGTTCATTTTTAAGAAATTATAGAAAAAATTTAGAAGAAATAGATTTTAATAAGATGATTGCGGATTTGCAAGCATTTGCGCAAATTTATCAAAAAAAGCATCAAATAGAAGAAGAAATAATTATAGTTCTTATTGTTTATGAAGCGCCAGGTAATATGTGTAGTGAACGTATCCCTTTACAAGAATATTTTACTAAGCATGGATGGGAATGTAAAGAGTTGGATTATCCAATAAATAACTTAGCCTCCATCAAACACTTACCATTTGACTTTTAATTAAAAGACGAAAACTTGACTATTCGTAAAATTTTTGATATAATATATATATAAAAGAAAGAATAAGAAGTGAATAGTTATATGATAAATCAAGGTATTTATAAAATAACCAATTTAATTAATCATAAATGCTATGTTGGGAAAACAAATAATTTTGAAAGAAGAAAAAAAGACCATTTTAGATTAGCAAAAATAGAGGGGCATAAAGAATATAATAAAAGTTTATATCAAGCAATTAGAAAATATGGAGAAGAAAATTTTTCTTTTGATATTTTAGAAAGTCTTGAAGATTATTCAAAAGCTGATGAAAAAGAAAAATATTGAATTCAAAAGTTAGATAGTTTTAAAAACGGTTATAATGAATCTAAAGGCGGAGACGGTGGAAGTTCAAAAGGGCATTGTCAAGGAAGCCAGAATGGACGCTCTCTTCTTTCAGAACAAGATATTATATATATAAGAACATTATTCCAACAAGGGTGTTCAAGACAAGAAGCTTATGAGCCTTTTAAAGAAAAAATTTCTATCAATGGTTTTTCAAGAATATGAAACGGAACAACTTGGACACATATTATGCCAGAGGTTTATACAAAAGAAAATATAAATAGAAATGCAATAATGGGAAAACAAAAAGGAGGTCTCCAAAGAAGAAAATTAACAATAGAAGAAGTAAAACAAATTAGAAAATGGAGACAAGAAGGAATTACTTATCAAGACATTGCAAATAAATTAAAAAACAAAGTTTCTTTATCAACAATAAAAGATGTTGGTAATTATAGAACTTATAGGGAGGTGGAATAATGAAATGGAGCAAACGTTTTGAAGTACATGCTCATACGATGTACTCTAATATTCGTTTACTTGATAGCATTAATCGTCCAAAGGACTTAATTAATAGAGCTATTAAACTTGGATTGGCGGGAATATCTATAACTGACCATGAAATTCTTTCAGCTCACCCTGAAATAAACTTTTATCAAAAGGAATTAGAAGAAAAATATCCTGATTTTAAAATAGCATTAGGTAATGAAATATATTTAACAGATACGCGTGATATGGGGCAAAGATATTATCACTTCATTTTAATAGCAAAAAATAAAGAAGGTCATAGAGCGTTAAGAGAATTGTCTTCAAGAGCATGGATGAATAGTTATTGGGATAGAGGACTTGAAAGAGTTCCAACTTTAAAAAGTGATATTGAAGAAATTATGAAAAAATATCCTAATAGTTTAATAGCAACAACCGCATGTTTAGGTGGAGAATTAAGTGTTAACACTTTGGCGCTTATAACAGCAGAAAAAACAGGAGATACACAAGGTGCAAAAAATGCTCATAATAATATTGTAAACTTTTTATTATGGTGTAAAGAAGTTTTTGGCGAAGGAAACTTTTTTATAGAATGTGCGCCTGGAACAAGTCGTGACCAAGTATTGGTTAATAAAAGATTTCCTGCTATTGCAAAAGCATTTGATTTAAAAATGGTTATCGGGTCAGATGCGCATTATCTTAAAAAAGAAGATAGATATGTTCATAAAGCATATCTTAATAGTAAATTTGGTGAACGTGAAGTAGATGAGTTTTATGAATTTGCTTATCTTCAAACAAATGAAGAAATAATAGAACATTTACATGCGTCTGATTTTAGTGATGAGTTTATAAATGAAATGTTTGAAAATAGTTATAATATATGGGGTAAAATTGAAAAATTTAGTTTGGCACATGCGCAAACTATTCCTCATGTAGAAGTAGAAGATTATCCTAAAACATTTAATAGTTTACAAAATTATCCAATATTAAATGATATGTTAGCATCAGACGATAAAATAAATAGATATTGGGCAAATAAATGTCTAAATAAATTAAAAGAAATAGATAAATATAATGATACTTATATAAGTAGACTTGAAGAAGAAGCTGATATAAAGCAAACAATTAGTGAAAAATTAGGAACTAATATGTTTAGTTATCCAGTAACTTTGCAACACTACGTTGATTTGTTTTGGAAATGTGGAAGTATCGTTGGTGCAGGCCGTGGTTCAAGTTGTTCAGGATTAAATCACTATTTATTAGGAATCACTCAACTTGACCCAATTAAATGGGAATTACCTTTCTGGAGATATTTGAATAAGGAACGTGTAGAATTAGGAGATATCGACTTAGATTTATGTCCAAGTAAAAGACCTAAGATTTTAAATGAAATTAAAAAAGAAAGAGGACAAAACTTTAATAAAGATATAGATGATTTAAGTCGTAAAAATTTAGGTTGTACTTTAATAGCAACATTTGGAACTGAAGGAACTCGTTCAACAATTTTAACTGCATGCCGCGGTTATCGTAGCGAAGATTATCCAGATGGAATAGATGTTGATACAGCGCAATATCTAAGTTCATTAATACCTAGTGAACGTGGTTTCTTGTGGTCATTATCAGATTGTATTAATGGTAATGAAGATAAGGGCAGAAAGCCAATTAAAACATTTATAAATGAAGTTAATTTATATCCTGGATTATTAGATATAATGTTAGGAATTGAAGGTTTAGTAAATAAACGTAGTTCACATGCAAGTGGAGTTATCTTATTTGATGAAGACCCATATGAATTTGGTTCATTTATGAGAACTCCAAAAGGTGAAGTTATCACAGCTTACGATTTACATATGTGTGAAGCGTGCGGAATGACAAAATATGACTTCTTAGTTACAGAAGTTCAAGATAAATTAGCAGAAGCAATTAGAATGTTGCAAGATTATGGTGAAATAGAAAGTGATTTAACATTAAGAGAAATTTATGATAAGTATTTTCATCCAAGTGTTCTTCCTATTGATGACCAAAATATTTGGAAAGTTCTTCAAGAGAATAGTGTATTAAACATCTTCCAGTTTGATAGTGATGTTGGAGGACAGGCCGCAAAGAAAATTAAACCAAAATCTATGTTAGAGATGGCAGATGCAAATGGATTAATGAGATTAATGACTGCGGAAAAAAGTCAAGAGTCTCCAATGGAAAAGTATATTAGATATAAAGATGATATATCATTATGGTATAAAGAAATGAGAGAATATGGTTTAATTCAAGCTGAACAAAAGGTATTAGAGCCATATTTTAAAAGTTCATATGGAGTTCCGCCAAGTCAGGAACAGTTAATGCGTATGTTAATGGATGAAAATATATGCGGGTTCACGTTAGCTGAGGCAAATGCCGCACGTAAAGTTGTTGGTAAAAAACAAATGAGTAAGATACCTGAACTTCGTAAGAAAGTCTTAGACCAAGCAAAATCTCCATGTTTAGGAAATTATGTATGGACATGTGGCATTGGTCCTCAAATGGGATATTCATTTAGTATCATTCACGCATTAGCATATAGTTTCATCGGTTTTCAAACTATGTATATAGCAACAAGATGGAATCCAATATATTGGAACACAGCTTGTTTAGTTGTAAATAGTGGTAGTCTTGAAGATGGAGACGAATTTGAAGAAGATGAAGAAGGAAATGTTGAAAAGAAAGAACGTGGAACTAATTATGGTAAAATAGCAAAAGCCATAGGAGATATTATATCAAGAGGAATTAGAGTTAGTTTAGTTGATATAAATAAATCGTCATATAGTTTTGAGCCAGATGTAGAAAATAATGAAATATTATTTGGTATGAAAGCATTAAATAATGTAGGAGGTCCAGTAATAGACCAGATCATAGCGCACAGACCATATAGCGGTATTCAAGACTTTATGGCAAGATGTCCACTTAACAAAAGCGCAATGTTTAGTTTAATTAAAGCAGGAGCTTTTGATAAATTAGAAATAGATTTAGGAAAAGAATTAGGTGTTGAGCCAAGAATTGCGGTTATGGCATATTATATATCTCAAGTTTGTGCAGCAAAGAAAAGAATAACTTTACAAAACTTCAATGGATTAATTCAACAAAATTTAATTCCTAATGAATTAGAGCTACAAAAGAAAACTTATTTGTTCACAAAATATTTAAAAGCAAATAAAAAGACAGGTAAGTATTATGTATTTGACAATGCTTGTGAAGAATTTTATAATAAATATTTTGACCAAGACCAGTTAGAAATAATAAATGGTTTAACTTGTATCTTACAAGAAAGATGGGAAAAAATTTATCAAGCGCAAATGGATGCTGCGCGTAATTGGATTAGAGATAATCAAGCGCAAATATTAAAAGAATATAATGATATTCTATTTAAAGAATGTTGGAATAAATATGCGACAGGAAATATAAGCGCATATGAAATGGAATCTTTATGTTTCTATTATCATGAACATGAATTAGCACATGTAAATAAAAATAGATATGGTGTAATTGATTTCGATACACTACCTAGTGAACCTATTGTTGATACATATTTTAAAAGAAATGGTCATGAATTGCCAATATATAAAATATATAAAATAGTTGGAACAGTAATTGGTAAAAATGATACCCGTTCATCAATAACATTATTAACTCCAACAGGAGTAGTAAATGTTAAGTTTACAAAAGATTACTTTACAATGTATAATAGACAATTAAGCGAAGTTCAAGAGGATGGAACAAAAAAAGTAACTGAAAAAGGTTGGTTTACAAGAGGTGTTAAATTATTAGTTGCGGGATTCCGCAGAGACGATACGTTCGTTGCAAAAACTTATAAGAATACTGGTTTCCATCAGTTATATAAGATAACAGCTATTGACAAAGAAGGAAATATAGAAATAACTCACGACAGAGAAGGAGTTACTACTGACGATTAATAAATATAAAATTAAGCAAAAGTAAATAATTTATTGCTTTTGCTTTTCATATATTTATAAAGGTTAAATCCTTTAAACTATTTAAATAATTAAGGAGGACTTTATGAACGTTATTAAACGTGATGGGAGAGTTGTGCCATTTGACTCTTCTAAAATTGAAAATGCTATTTTAAAAGCATTTCAAGCAGTAGATGGCGAAATTAGCGAATATGCGCAAACAAAAGCAGAGAACATTGCAGACTATATTGAAGGATACTATTTAGATGTTGATGAAACACCTGAAATAGAAGAAATTCAAGATTTAGTTGAAAAAGGTTTAATGAGTTGTAAGCGTAAAGATGTAGCTAAAGAATATATTCTTTATAGAGAAGAAAGAAATAAAGTTAGAAGTAAAAATTCTAAACTAATGCAAAATATCAAAGAAAAAATTGAAGCATCTGATGTTCAAAACCAAAATGCTAATGTTGATGAATATTCTTTTGGTGGACGTATGGGAGAAGCAAGATCTGAATTAATGAAAGACTATGCGCTTAACTATATCGTATCCCCAATGGCTAGAGAAAATCATTTAAATAATGAAATATATATTCATGATTTAGATGCATATGCAGTTGGTATGCACAACTGTTTAACTGTACCTTTTGATAAATTATTGGCAGAAGGTTTCAACACTAGACAAACAGATGTAAGACCAGCTCGTTCAATTAATACCGCATTTCAATTAGTTGCAGTATTGTTTCAACTTCAATCTTTACAACAATTTGGCGGAGTTAGCGCGAGTCATTTAGATTGGACTATGGTTCCTTACGTAAGATTATCATTTATGAAACATTTCTTAGATGGTATGAAATATATTGAAGACTGTGAAATAGACCGCTTAAAAGAACCTCTACCAATTAATCATCAATTTTATAATCAATATCCAAAAGCATATAAATATGCTATGGATATGACAGAAAAAGAATTGATGCAAGCTGTTCAAGGAATGTATCATAATTTGAACACATTACAAAGTCGTAGCGGAAATCAATTACCATTTACTTCAATTAATTATGGTACTTGTACTTTACCTGAAGGTAGAATGGTTACAAAAGCATTGTTAGAAGGTTCTATTGAAGGTGTTGGTAAAGTTAGAAAAACTCCAATTTTCCCATGTGGTATCTTCCAATGTATGAAAGGTGTTAACCGTAAACCAGGAGACCCTAACTATGATTTATTCAAATTAGCACTTAAATCAACAGCTCAAAGATTATACCCTAACTATGTTAATGTAGACTGGTCTGTTAATGCTGGATACGATGTTAACGACCCTAAAACATATGTTTCTACGATGGGATGTAGAACATATAATGGTAGTGATATAAATGCAGAACCTGGAACTAATCCTCAAACTAAGGATGGCCGTGGAAATATCTGCCCAGTTACTATTATAATGCCTACTCTTGCTATGGAAGCAAATAGAGATGTTGAGACATTTATGGAACTACTTGATAAAAAAATTTATGAAGCAAGAGATATGTTAGTAGAAAGATATAAATGGATAATTAGTCAAAATCCTGAATCTGCTAAATTCATGTATGAAAATAATATTATGCTTGGCTATGATGGAAAAACTATCGAAAGCGCCATGAAACATGGAACTCTTGTAATTGGTCAAATAGGATTAGCAGAAACATTACAAATCTTAATTGGTAAAGACCATACAACAGAAGAGGGTATGAAACTAGCAAAAAGAATTGAACAATTATTTAAAGATAGATGTGCGCAATTCAAAAAAGATTTACATTTAAATATTGGTGTTTATTACACTCCTGCTGAAAATATGTGTTATACTTCAATGAAGAAGTTTAAGAAAGCATATGGAGAGATACCTAACGTTTCCGATAGAAAATTCTTTACAAATAGTATCCATGTTCCTGTATGGAAAGAAATGAGCCCATTTGAAAAAATTGATATTGAATCTCAATTAACTGGGTATTCAAATGCAGGATGTATTACTTATGTAGAGCTTGAGGGTGGAGTTAAAAATAACTTAGATGCTCTTGAAGAAATAGTAAACTATGCTATGGATAAAGATATTCCTTATTTCGCAATTAATGTACCAAATGATACTTGTTTAGATTGCGGGTATACTGATGAATTTAATGATAAATGTCCTATGTGCGGAAGCACTCATATACAACAATTACGTAGAGTTACAGGATATTTGACAGGAGATTATAAAACAGCCTTTAACCTAGGAAAACAACAAGAAACAGAAATGAGATTTAAACATTCTAAAGAATTAAAAGGTTGGAGGTAAAAATGATTAGGATTGCCGGTATTAATGAGAATGATTTCGTTAATGGGAAGGGCGTAAGCGTTAGCTTATTCCTTCAAGGCTGCCCTTTTCATTGTAAAGGTTGCCATAATCCAGAGACATGGAATCCAGATGGAGGAGAAATCTGGGATTGGAACGAATTGATTAATCATATCTTAGAATTAATTACCGCCAATGGTATACAAAGAAATCTGAGTATTCTAGGCGGTGAACCTTTAGATACTTACGATAAAAGAGACTTTATTAGGCTATTGATTAAAGTTGTAAAATCTCGTTTTCCAGATATTGTAATATGTATATGGACTGGTTATACATATGACCAATTAATAGAAATCGTAGATGCAGGAGAAATCCTAGCAAATATAGATTATTTAATTGAAGGTCCATTTATACTAGAACAAAGAGATATTACTTTAAAATGGCGCGGAAGTCGAAATCAAAACATATTGAATTTAAAGGAAGGAGTAGTAGAGAATGATTAATTTTTTAAAAATATTCTTTCCTGGACTAATGGTAACAGGAGCTCTAGGAAGCTTGA